TTTTTTTTTTTTCTTAAGAGAAACTGGTATTGCTGTATTAAATGTACAGTTTAGATCTTTAAAGAAAATAGGTTTTTTAAAGTATTTGGATATGGAAACAGGAATGGAATTAGAAACTATTGTTGATGAAAATTATAAAATAAATAGAGAATCTGGAGATATAGGTATAGAATGGAAATGGATTGAAGAACTACATGAAGGAACTAGAATTGGTAAAAACATATATGTTAAATGTAGACCAGTACCAAATCAATTTAAATCAATAGCTGATTATGGAATGCATCATAAATTAGAGTATATTGGAGTTACTTATGATAGTTTAAATTCAGAAATGACAAGTGTTGTAGATAGACTTAAGCAAATGCAATACTATTATAATGTTATTATGTATAGATTAGAAGAACTTTTATCTTCTGATATGGGTAAAAAGGTATTCTTTAATATGAATATGATCCCAACATTTCCCGGTGGAGATGGTAATAATGGATCAAATAAAATTACAACATGGTTAAAATACTTGAAAGAATTAGGTATTGGATTTTATAATCCAAATGAAGAAGGTAATAAAAGTCAGGATGGTAATGCGGGTTCAATTGCTAAGGAAGTTGATATGTCATTGGTATCTGATATTACTAGATACATGGAATATGCAGAATATGTAGTTAGAAAAGCAAGGGATCTTGTTGGTGTAAATGATCAAATGCTCGGTCAAATAGCACCTAATGAAGCTGTAAGAAATACTCAACAAGCAATATCTCAATCTAGTTATGTATTAGAGCCAATGTTTATAATTCATAATACAGTTAAACAAAGAGTAATTACTGAACTATTGCATAAATCTAAAACATACTATCAAGAAAGACAACCAGAGGTATTACATTATGTTTTAGATGACAATACTCTTGAAATAATTAAAACTGACCCAGATCTACTAGCTGAATCTAGTTATGGTTTATTTGTTAGTGATAATAGTAAAGCATTTGAATTAAAAGAAACAATTAATCAATTAGCTCATGCCGCAATGCAAAATCAAATGATTGATATGTCACAAGTAATCGATATATTAAATACAGAGGATTTGTTAGTTGCTAAGGAAAAATTAGAAGAATCAGAAAGAATTAAATCTAATCAAAAACAACAAGAACAAAAATCACAACAAGAGCACGAAGCTAGATTATTAGAAGAACAAAAGAAATTAGAGAAAGAAAGACAAGATTTTGAATTAGTGAAAATAAGAACAACTGGAGAAGAGGAAAGAAAGAATATAACATTAAAAGGTCAATTTGATTTACAAAAACAAGCAATGTTATCAATTGGATTTGATCCAAACAAAGATGTAGATAATGATGGTACACCAGATGTATTAGAAGTATATAAAGCAGGAGTAGATGCAAAAGTACAAGCAGCAAAACTAGCATTAGATAAAGAAAAGTTAGATCATCAAAAAGAAGTTGATAATAAGAACTTAGAATTAAGTAAACAAAAAAATGACAATGATTTAGCTAAAATTAACGTAATGAAGAATAAATCAAGTTCGTAAACGCTAAAAAGTGACAAGTAAGTAAGTTAAGTAAATTAAAAATATTTAAATTAAAAATCAGTAACTTAAATTAAAACTTAAAGTTAATTAACAAATACTAAAAAGTTTACATTATATTTTTATAATTTTGCATTAATCAAACAAAAACAAATTTCAATTATTTATGAATACTAATCAACCTAATGATTGGAATCAAGAAGATGATTCTAATTATGAAGTATATACTCCAGGAGTAGATAACTTTAATGAAGAAGTAGCTTCTAAAACTAAAGAAGAGCCTCAAGTAGAAGACGAATCTACTGAACCAGACTATGAAGTTTTCATACCTGGTGAAGATAATACTGAAACTACCTCTACTTCAACTGAAATAAAAGATATACCATCAACTATCAATAGTGCTCATGTTAAGTTAGCTAAAGATTTAGCTCAACTAGGAGTATTAGATATTAATGATGATGTTGAAATCAACAATGAAGAAGATGTTTTATTTCATGTTGAAAATACTATAATGAGTAAAGCAAAAGGATTATTAAATGAGTTTACTGAAAACTTAGATCCATTAGCAAAACAATTTATAGAATACAAACGACAAGGTGGAGATACTAAAACATTCTTAGAAAAGTTTTCTTCCTATGATCAAGATATAAAAGCAGATACTGTAGAAGATAAAATTAGATTTTTAACTAATGCATATCGTGAGAAAGGTCTAAGAGATTCAATCATTAATGCTACTATTCAAAAATTAGATGATGATGGAGATTTAGAATCTGAATTTGAGGCTGAATATACTGATTATTCAGAACGTAAATCTAGATTACTAGAAGACGAAGTTAGACAACAAGAACACTTGGTAGTACAAAGACAAAAAGAATTTCAAGAAGAAGTTAATAATATACAAACATTATTAAGTTCTAAAAAAGAAATTTCTGGATTACCAATTACTAAAAAAGATAGAGAAGAATTAATTCCATTTTTATATCAACAAATAGAAACTGAATCTGGCGGCACTACCACTTCCTTTAAAACTACACTAAGTAATATTATTAAAAATCCGGAACAACTTATTGTGTTAGCAAAGTTAGTTCGTGAAAATATGGATTTAAGTTCTTTAAAAAAAGTAGTGAAATCAGAGCAAGTAAGTAGTGCACGAACAGGTACTCCCAGTTTATTTGGTAACTATTCTAAAAAATAAACAAACAATAACAAATGAAAATTAGTACAGTTTTAGAACAAGGGAATTTTTTTCCCGATAAGATTCAAAGTCGATGGAAAACATTCAGTCATAGTACTCATACTGAAATGGCTCACTTGGCAATCGTAGGAGCAAATAGACCTTATTTACTCACGACTGTAATGCAAGAGCTATTTGTAAATAGACAACAAAACTTTAACGTATTAACATCTTTATTATCTAAAAATAAAGTAATGTTACCAGAGAACCACACTACTTACGAGTGGTCAGTAATGGGAGGAAAACGTAAACCTGCTGTAGTATTAGAAAATGTTCATCCAGAATCAGATTTAACACCTGGTAAATATTCTCGCAAAGTGAGAATTAAATTAGATAGACGTTGGTATCAAACAGGTGATGTAATTGCCCCTCGTTTATCAGATGATAAAAAATATCAATTAAGAGTAGTAGGTTATCCTGTTGATCATGGTACTGGATTTGTATATGAATGTGATCTTAATGGTGACATTAGTCATATCCCAGTTAAATTTTTAACACCAGGATCAGAATGGGTTAAATTATTCTCTCAATATGAAGAAGGTCGTGAACAAGCAGGTTCTACTCAATATGGAGCTGTACCATTTAGATTATCTGGTCGATTAAGTCGTATGGCAAAAGAATATTCTATGACAGGTGATGCTGCTCAAAGTGTATTTGAAATGGACATTCCGTTTTTCCATGAAGGCAAGCAAATGATGGTACGTACTTGGATTCGTTATCAAGAATATGTATTTATGCAAGAGTGGGCTGCTGAGATTGAAAACAATGCTTGGTTCTCAAGAGAGAATACAGGTAGTTTAATTGGTAGTACAAATAGACAAATTCATGCTGGAGCTGGTATTTTCCAACAATTAGAAAATGCAGAAAAAGTACCTTTCGTAGATTTATCAGTTGATTTAATTAATCAAATTGTAACTGATATGTACTATGGTAAAGTAGTAGGTCCAGATAGAAATTTAATTTTACAAACTGGTGAGTACGGTATGTTAGCATTCCACAAGGCAGTTACTCAATTTGTAAATGGAAGTGGACAACCTTGGACATTAGTTTCATCTAGTGAATCTAGTCCTATTTATAAAACAAGTTCTGATTGGGCTAAGCATAATGCATTTGGATTTGGATATAGATTTAATGAATATCAAATGCCGACTGGTGGTACTATTAAAGTAATTCATAACTCAGTATTTGATAATCCAAATCACTTTGGTGCTAAACATAATGGTACTCCAATTCAATCAATGTCATTTGTAGCATTTGATTTAACAGATCAAGGTACATCTACAGGATTAGGTAACAATGTAAAAATGGTAGAACGTACTAACTCATTTAAATCAGATTACATTTGTGGATTACAGTCTCCAATGGGACCAATTAATCATCAAAAATCAGGTGGATTTAGAGCTAGTCATTCTGGTGATTACTACAAATTAGTATGTCAAGTTGATACTGGTATATTCATGGAAGATCCTACTAAAGTGTTACACATTTACTGGGATGTAGAACCAACAAACTATTAAAAATAAAATCAATCAAAAACACATTTTTAATTTATGAAATACGAAATACAACCGATTAATAAAAAAGGAAATTGGTTAGCAGGTAATAATATTCCAGAGGATATTGAAATTCAAGGATCAATTACTTTTGCTGTAGGTTTAAAAAATAATAAATATAGAATCGCATTAAGTGAGGAGGATATTCCAGTTATTGCTAAACATTACAATAGATCAGAAGATGACTTTTCATTAATCAGAACTCCTAATAAATATAGTGTATGGCAAGACTCAACTCTTCCATACACTAGAATTAAACTATCAGGTAAGACAGCTATTTTAGATGACGAAGTTACTGAACAACGTATTCAATTAGCTATATTAAGATCTCATCCAGAAGTAGCTAATTCAGAAGAAGAATTACAGATTAATCCTGATGCTTATAAATATATTATAAGAAGTGAGATGGCTGAAATTCAAATTAAGAATAATAAAATTGCTAGAAAAGATGATGTTAGAAAGAAACTTGAAAAATTAAAATTAGATCAATTAAAAGCTATTTATACAGTAGTAACAGAAAGAAGTTTAAGTAACAAATCTTCTGAATACATGAATGTAGCTAGAGAAGAACTTCTTGAAAGTTATTTAGATAAAACAGAAATTGAACTTGGTAAAGATCCAGATTTAATTCATATTTTACACGTAATTTATAGAGCTATTGAAACTAATATAATTATTAGAGATAAAGGTGTCTTGTATTGGAATGGAGAAGTTGTTGCAGCAGGTATTGATGAATTAGCTAAGTTCTTAAAAGATCCGCAAAACCAATCCATAAAAGCTGATATATTAACTAAATTACAAAATAGATAATGATAACAACTATCGAAAATATGCACTATGACTTCAAAATGAAGTTAAATAAGATCGATAGTCAAAAGTACAGAAATCTTCAAGTCCAAGAAATTGATTGGAAATTAAATGAAGCTCAATGGTTACTTATAAAAACTATAACAGAACCTAGAATACAAAATAAGTATGGATTTGAAACAAACAGACGCACTATAGACGACATAAGAACATTAGTCAGAAACGATTCCCCCCTCGTTTTAAATCAAACTACAAATGATTCTTACACTGCTTCGCTACCAAATGACTACATGTTCTATGCGTCTGCGTATGTTATAGCTGACAAAGGTAATTGTAAAGATAAAAGATTACGATTTATAACTAGACAGCACAATGACAAGTTTCAAGAAAGTCCTTTTGACGAATCATCATTCGAGTGGAGGGAAATAAATGGTAGGTTCTATGATTCAGGTATTAAAGTTTTTGCTGTAGATTTTACACCAAAAACAATTGTACTAGACTATATAAGAAAACCATTATACATGCATTATGCAAATGGTACTATTAATGGAACTTATAATTTACCTGACGGAACTATTCTTACAGGCAAACAAGATTCTGAATTACCAGAACATATGATTTCTGAAATAGTAGACTTAGCTGTACTTATAACAACTGGTGATTTACAAATACCAGATTATAATATAAAATTAAATAAATTCAATAGTAATAATTAAAATTAAATAATAATGTTTAATCCTTTAAGTCCTGTGACTAGTGTTCTAGTTACAAAAGGTGATCAAGCAGTTGTTCCAGTAGGTACAAATATATCTCAAATTTTACCAGGTCAAATCGGGTTTTTTGATGAATATGGTATTGCTGTAGATGCTACTACTGTTTTAG